AGCCAGTCTGAGAGGGATAGCTTAGTGAACAAAATTACCAATAAAGATGTTACAAGTATAGAAAATATTGTTTTTAATTGCTTTGTGAGCAGTGGGGGGAATCCTTCAGATAAAATAAAAGCTTACTGTAAAGATCGTAAAATTGATTTTTGGGAAAACTTGGATCAGTTAAATAATATTTTTGTTACAGTACTGAATGAAGTTTATGAGAAGTTAAAAATTTAAAGTTACAATGAAGTAATAATATAATGCTAAAACACACACGTTTAAAATACATGACCGGAAAGCCTGAGCTTGATTGTATTTCTGCTCTAAATTGGGCAGATGATAATTTAGTAAAGGCTTTTTTTTATTTGAAATTTTCAACCACAGATGAATTTTTAAAACTGCCTGAGTGTTCAAAAAATGCTTGGATAAATAAAAAGTTGATCTAGCAATTATAGGAGTAAAAAATTATGACTGAAGAAAGTAAAAAATGTTTCAATTGCGAGCAGGGCCTGGAGAATGGTTATTATACTTTTAAAGGTAATCGTTATTGCGTTGATTGTGGTGACAAGCTCATGGGTGCAAATGGAAAAGAAATAAAATCTCAAGAGGAGGAGTCGTGATTGGCTGCTACGGTGGCAGTGCTGAGGATCGATGGAAGCAAAACAGAGACGAATGCGAAGATCACCCTTGCGACAATTGCCAAGGTTTGCATTGCGAGATCTGTGAAGACGGCAGTGAAAAAAGTGAATGGCCAGATGAGGAGTCAATGTAATGTATAAAATTTGGTGGAAGCCGTGGACGTGGAAGTATCAGACGCTTGAAGAGTACGAGCTTGGCAAAGCAATAATGAACATCTTCAGGATAAAACCACCGATGCATTTTAATTGTAGGAGTGTAATAATACCAATACCGGAGAAAGAAATGACAGTAAGGGATTTAATAAAAAAATTAAAAAAGATGAATCAAAATTTAGATGCTGTAATTGATCTTGATGAAAATGGCTGGTATTCAATTGATGCCGTTGAGGAAGCTGAAGACTCAAGCGGATACTGCGCTGTAAATATTGTAAGTTCTAATGAAGCTTAGGAGAAAGAATGAAAAAAGAATGTAGAATTTTAATAACAACAGAATGTAATTTATCTTGTGAGTACTGTTGCAATAAAATAGAGAGTGAACAAGAGAAAATTAAAATGTCAACCTTGCCGCAAATACTTGAAAAGAATTATGACGTTATAAAAATTACAGGAGGCGAACCTCTTCTGTCTCTTGGTAAGCTTTGGAGGACTATACATGATATAAAAAAATTAAAAAAGATTCCAGAGATTTATATTTATACAAATATGAGTAATGAAAGAATTTACAGTAATGCTGAGTATATAATAAAAAATAAACTTGCCGATGGTTTTAGTATTTCTAGTCATGATTCGAGTAATACATTATTCATTAAAACTATAATAAATAAATTCAAGTCAATGACCAAATTAAGAATTAGTTTTCAAGACGTTCTGAAAGATAAAGTTAACAATCATTCAATTAAAAAATATTTAAAAGATATTCCAGTTACTTACTGGACTTTAAATGATTGTGATAAAAAAGAAGACAGGTACATAATTTAAATAGGAGTAAAAATGAAAAGAGTTAAAGTAAAAACTTTTGTTACTGTGGACAACCCACACTTTACAGAAAAGCGCGATAAGTCTGAGATGTTTGACCATCCATTTATTAAAGGAAGGCGTGTTACTAATTACCAAAGAACATTCCAGAAGCCAGTGGAATTTGAAGCGTATTTTCATCAATGGGGCTTGTGCGCCGAGGAAGGAGATAGCGGTTTTGCTTCTTACACTGTTGCGATAGTTCAAGACTATGACGGAATAGTTTTTACTGCTGAACCTAGCGGTGTAACATTTCTTAAAACAGAAGAACAAGAAATTGAAAACATGACAATAAAAGATATGATTAAAAATCATACCGGTGAAAAACTGCCAAAGGATAAAAAAAGTTTATATAAAATTCTTTCTAAATATAGAAATTCCTGTAATGAACTTTACTTGATATTTAAAGAAATAGAGGGCGTGGTGCATAACTTACGGGACAGCGATAGGCAGAAAAGAGAAAAGCTTGTTTTAATTATTGACCATAAAGCTTTTAAATACAGATAGAGTAATATATAATTAGATGATTAAAAAAGAAACAAAGACGGAGGGGGTATCATGGGTCACTAAAAATAAAAAGTTTTCTAAGGGTAAGAAGGGGAGCGTGATAACTCCCCTTCTTTTTGTCTAATATTTTTCGAGAACAAAACCAATATATCTCATTTGCGGCGGAGCAGTTTTACCATAACAAACAGTTTTAATAATTTTAGCCCCAGCGATTTCGGCGCATTTAACTATAGCTGAAGCGATAATATTATCTCTGTTTTTAAATTGAACGTTAGTTCCTTGATGCCTGTTCATACCAACAAACTTTAAAAGTTTATCTTCCAGTTGAGAGAAGACCGCAGCACGCCCACCCTGACCGTCAGTAATAAAAACTGCAATTCTTTTTTTCTGTGTCCAAGTTATCCGGTCACAAATAATAGCAAGGGGTTCGAAAGGAGATCCGTAAGCGTCTAAATCAAACACGTCAAAAGAATCAAGCGTGGAGCAGTTCCTAAGGTATCTCGCATTGTCACACACTATCATACGACGTTCGTCCTTAAACATTTCCTTATCAAGCCCTAGATAATTTTTTGTTCTACCATAGGCTTTGTCCCACATTGTTCCGGGGCCTGCATAAACATCAAGTATTTTAGGATCGTCAACACCAAGGAGAGCAATCATTTCATGGCGAAGTATAACTTTGTCCTCAACAGAACTTGAATGCTGAGTTTGATATTTAGTCCACTCAAGTAGTCGACCAGTTTTTAATTTAAACTTTTCTTTTTCTCCTGTCATTTCCCCTCCTCAATAATTCCTTTTATTATTTCACCTATTGCGTCAGGATTACGGCAAACGAATTGGTTAGAAGCTTGCCACTCTCCATTATTATCGCAGCTTCCAACTTCAATAATGTATCCGTTAGCCACTTCATAAATATTGAACATCATTTTTGACCTCGATCTTTAATAGTAGAAATTTCAATTTTTGCATCGAGATTTTTTAAAATTTCCATTGCCTCATCTTGTTTTTCTAATGGGCCAGTAACAGTGATAACGTATTTATCTTCAACCTTGCTTAGATCCCATTCAGCACGAACAGCTTTTTTGTCAATCTTTTCCATTTCGAAACCAACAAAATCAGCAACGGCGGCAGCATCGTTAAAACCTGCATCATCCATTTTAAAAATATCCTCGAACTCTTTAGTCAAACGATCCTTATCCCAATCAGCAATTTCAGAAGTACGATTGTCAACAATACGCCATTGCTTAATCTGAGCTGGAGTTAGATCCTTTTCAATGCGGATAGGTATTTCTTCAAGTCCCATTTCACGAGCTGCACGATATCTTGTATCGCCACAGATGATCTCCATGTCTTTGTCGACCATAATAGGCCATTGCCATCCATACACCTCAATAGATTTTACAATCGCTTCCACAGCCTTATTGTTACGCCTAGGATTGTTGTAATACGGTTTAACAGAGTCGATGGGAACCCATTGAGAATTTAAATCTTTAATCTTTTTTTCTTCAATCTTTTTTTCTTTCACAAAACCTCCAAGTTTCTATAAAGTTTTAGTTTATTACGAATTGTTCTTTCTGATATTCCAAGTTCTTTAGCAGCAGATATTTGAGTTCTGTTTCTTTTAATAGATAAAAGTATTTCATTTTTCTCTATTTCAAAAAGAGTTGTTGGTTTTTCTTTCACCATACCAGATATCAAGTTAGATAATTCGCTAATTGTATTATTAAGTTCTAACAAAGTTAGTTTATGTTTTTTATTTATAGCAGATATTTCAGATTTGAATTTATCTTCATCAATACTTACAGTAAAATTTTTTTTCGAATATCTATGATTGTTTTTAAGATTCCAAAACATCATAGCAATATTTTCTTTTGTCGTTCCTGTAATTTCTGCAATTTCAGGGTAGGTCAATCCTAACTTTACTTTAAGCCTTAGCATTATAGCGTAAGACGGTTTCAGTGATTTGATATCTTTATATTTTGAGATTTTGTCATCTAGACTTTCAGAATCGCAAACGCTAAAGATATCTTGATGGTCAATAAACTCCAAAGGGCTATAAAACATTTTCTTATCTTCTGCTAATTTATCATTGCTGTGAAAACACCATTTCATTTTACGACCAAAATCTATAAAGAATTGATCAAGAGTTTGGCTTTTCGCTTTGCCTTCTATTAAATGTAATGCGTATGAATTTACTACATCGTCAGAGTATTGATTTTTTCCGTACATAACGCATTTTGTCTTTAATCTTTCGACCAGGCGATTCCATGTATTAGAAGAGAAGAATATTTTATTAACTTGTGAGTGACCACAATCGAACATTTGAGCTATTTCATGTAGCTTAAATCCCAGTTCGATATGTTTAATTATCTCATGTTCTCTGTCTGCGATAATATTTAGTGTAGTCATGAACTCTCCTGTGTGAAAATTACTTGCTATTATTATTAGTTAGATATTATGGTATTAGTATGGAAAAAGAAAACAAAAAAAATAAAAGAAGACAAAGGGTTATCTCATTCGCAGTACCTGAAGAAGTCTACGAAGAACTCAAGACACTAAAACAGCACACTACGTTTATCAAAGAAGTAGTAATGAAGTCTGTTAACTGTTGTCCGAGTTGTCATAGACCATGGCCTAAGAAGGATGTAAAAACTCCTGAAAAAACAGATTGGTGAACAGCTTCTAAGCAGCGAGAGGGTGAGTTATGAATAAGGCGGTAGTAAAGGTTATTGGTAAGCCTTGGGCGAAGGGTCAGTCAGGTAACCCTAAAGGTCGTGAACCTCTGCCTAAAGAGATCAGAGACTTGAGAGAAGAGCGAAAGGAAGAGGTTATCAAAGTTATAGATAAGTGGCTTTTCAATTCAACTAAAGAAGAGCTTATGAAAGCGACAGAGCGTGATGACATTAGAGCAATTGATCTTTGCGTTATCAGGATTATAATGGGCGGCATTGCAAAAGGTGACCCCATGAGAATTAACGCTTTGCTTGATAGAATAATTGGGCCAGTGTCTCAAAAAATAAAAGCTGAGATTACTAACCCATTGATGAAACATATCGGCAGTGTTCCGCCGCATTTACTTGGCGACAAAATAGAAAAGATGCTGGAAAAAAGAAAAACAATTTTAGCAGAGTTTACAGAAATCAAAAAGGAGGAGACGTGAAAAAAGTTTATGTTTATTTTGTATCTTACGATTATGTTAGTGACGAACCGAAAGCAGGCGGACAGGGTAGGTGTGAAGTGTCCACAGAATCACTAATTAAAAATATAAAAGATATAGCGGTAATCGAAAAAAATATTAAAAAACTTAATAAATTCAGCAGTGTGCTTATAAACAATTGGCAACTCTTAAGAACGGAGGAGTTATGATTTGGATTATTGAAAATTCTAGTTGGTTAATTATGATTTTATTTATTGCCTTTTGCGCAATCTTAATTTTAAAAATGCTTAAACAGATAGCCAATAACCGTGACTCGTATGCTGTTCAATTGGAGCGAGAAAATAAAAAACTTCGCAGACAAATCCATGAAGTTATTCTGGATATAACAACTGAAATAACTTATTCTCCTCACTTGCATCATACGGGCAAAAGGGGAATATTAAAAAGACTTCAAAATATTTTACATGGAGTGTAGTCATGAACAAACCTTATTTTTGTATTGAGAAAAAATCAACTACTGACGGTACCCTAACAGTTTACATAGGTGTTCGTTGCGGACACTTCCGCCCAGTTTCAATCGCTAAAGCACTTAAGTTTAATGATAAAATGTCAGCAGGGAACTTTAAAAAAGTTATGAGTTATAGTTTCATGTTTGAAACGTACGAAGTAACCGAACACATAGACGTACAGGAGGTAAGCAATGGTTAAAGTAAAAATAATTGATGGAAACGATAGACTTAGGGTTGCCATGGAAATCGAAATGTTTATAGATGGAAAGAAAATAATTTCAATAACTCAGAGTGAGTATAAGCTTTCCGAAAGTCATTACACTCGACTAACTTACACTATACTTTTCAAAACGAGGAGATCATGGTTAACAAAGCTCAAAGAGGTTTTCAATGTTTAAATGGTTCGCAGGAAAAAATTATAAGTTTGAAAGTTATTTTGATGGCAAGACAAGATGGAGACGTTTAGCAATTCTAGGTTTCTATACTCCTTTCATGTACGCCAGTAAATCCAAAGTAAAAAACAGCAGGCGGAGAATTAAATGTTAAGTGACAATGAAGCAAAAAGAAACGAACAAAAGCAGCACAGAGCTTTTTTAAAAAACTATAACAAGAAAAGAAGAGAAGCTGGATTGCTTAACGAAAGAGAAAACGCTCATGGAGTTACAGGAGAAGGCGGTCTGTCCCTTTGGGTTAAATCAGGAGAGAAAATTTTTATCGGTAATGATTTACAACTTATACCATTACGAAATGATAACGCAGGAAAAAAATATATAACTTTGATTATTTCAACCAGTAAAGGCAGCACTCAAGAAGACCTAGCCATCATGGAGAGAACTTTTGTAGCTCCGAACGTTGAGGTGATACTTCAAGGTAACAATACTAAGCACGGAAATTTAATAGCTCTTAGAGTTAAGGCACCAAAAAGTTTCAGGATCGAGAGAGAACATTACATAGGCGATAGACCCAGTGTTATAAAGAAGTAGGTGAAAGTTCCACCAATTAAAAGGCGGGCAAGATGTGTTACAATGAAGACATGAGAACGATAAACGAAGATATTGTAAAATTAGTAAGTTTCGAACCATGTCTTTGTTGCGGCTATGTCACAGGCGCAACGCCACATCACATAAAAACTAGAGGGAGTGGAGGGGGAGATACGATTGATAACCTTATGCCTCTTTGCCAGAAGCACCACACAGAGGTTGGAACCATTGGGCTTATTGCTTTCTCCGCCAAGTACGTCAGGGTCTACCTATGGCTAATGGAACATGAATGGGAGATTGATACATTTTTAAACAAGTGGCGAAATTATCAGAGACCTATTACGTGACATTCGATAAAGCAAAAATTGAATATGATCTTTACTCTTCTCTTTGCCAAGAAGCTAAAGAAGAGTGCGAGAAAAGTTTTTATAACTTTTTTATTCACTCATGGAATGTCATGGAACCTCACACCGAACTTAAAAGTAATTGGCATATCGGATTGATAGCTGAGTATCTTGAAGCTGTACACCACCGACAAATACAACGGCTTATAGTCAACATTCCAACCAGATATTTAAAGTCAAAAGAAATTACAATTGCTTATCCTGCATGGGTTTGGACGCAGCAAGCTTGGCATAAATTTATTTGTTCCAGTTACGCCGACGACCTGAGCTCTAAATTATCTTATTCTCGTCGTCAGCTGATTGAGTCGGATTGGTACGAGATGAATTGGGGCGACAAGGTAAAATTGCAACCAGATCAAAACCAAAAAACTTTTTATCAGAACACTGAAATGGGTTCGATGAATGCGACCTCTACAGGTGGATCAATTACAGGTGAAGGTTGTAACACGATGATAATTGATGACCCGACCAAGCCGCAAGAAGCTATTTCTGATAATGTGAGAGAGAGAGCTATCACACATTGGAAATCAACGCTCTCAAGTCGTTTTGACGACCCTAAAACCTCCGCCTTGATACTTGTCATGCAAAGACTACATACAAGAGATCTGACGGGATATATGGTAGCTGAGGAGGGGGATTGCGAACACCTTGTGATACCTAATACTTGTGAAAAGCAAACAATATATACTTATCCGATGTCAGGACGTATTAAAGTTTATGAAAAGGATGAAATATTACAACCGGATCGTGAAGGCGAAGCCGAACTTAAAAAAGCAAAAATAGCTTTGGGTTCTTGGCATTACGCTGCTCAAAGACAGCAACGTCCAGTTCCTTTAAAGGGGGGTATGGTGCAAAGAAATTGGTTCAAGAGGTATGAAGAGTTACCAGATATTCGTATCGAGTATCAATGCATTTCAGTTGACTGTACTTTTAAAGATCTTGAGTCGTCGGATTTTGTAGCGATACAAGTTTGGAATAGGTATGGCCCTAAGAAATATTTAGTCAGGAGAGTTAAAGCGAAGCTGGGTTTTCTTGCTACTTGTGCAACGTTGGAAAAAATTATAAAAGTATTTCCAAACTATACAGAAATTCTTATCGAAGAAGCGGCGAATGGTAACGCAGTTATCGAAACATTGCAAGAAAAATTTTCAAACGTTATAGCAATTAAAACCGGAGGCGAGTCCAAGGTATCAAGATTTAATGCTTGTACTCCAACCATCGAAGCTGGTGACGTTCATATTCCTGACGAGCTTTTTAATCCGGGCACAAAAGTATATCTAGACGAAGTTTGCACCTTTCCAAAAGCTCCTAACGATGATGAAGTTGACTCTACTAGTCAAGCTCTTAACCGCATGAGAGAAAAGAACATTGGACAATTCGAGGAGGAAAACGATACAAATAAAGATACGGAAATGGAAGAAATTACCGACGACGAAGGCGGAACGTTGGCAGGATCTTTACACGATTCAGATTCATGGTAAAATAAATTAGACAAAGGCTATATATGAGTAAGAAAAAAAACAGAACTCTAAAATTAAAAGATGCTCTACCAGAAAAAAAGGTTGGCACTTTTCATGATGAAATGTTAGGAACGTCCGGTACTGAGATCAACGCTGGATACATTGACGAAGACTATTTGCAAGAACTCAACTCATCTCAAAAAGCAGATGTTTACGACAAGATGGGGCGCTCTGACGATCAAATCACTATGCTTTTGACTGCCAGAAAAAACCCTATCAAACGTGCTAACTGGCATATAGAAGCGGCTACAAGTGCCGACCCTGCTGTTAATGAGCAGTATAAAAAAATGGCTGATCATATTGAGTATGAACTGTTTGAAAGAATGGACACCGACTTCGAGGATTTTCTTGAAGAAATTTTAACTTTTATTGATTTTGGTTATTCTCTTTTTGAAAAGAAACATGAAGTTATTAAAAACGATCCACGCTATGGAACTTATGTAGGATTTGAAAAGTTTGGATGGCGTAGTCAAAGAACTATCGAAAGATTTAATGTTACAAAAGAGAATGGCCTAGAGACTGTTACTCAACAAGCGCAGGGCGACCTTCACGTTTATGTAGACTTGCCTGCTCAATATTTAGTTATCTTTTCGCTTAATAAACGTGGAGATAATTACGAAGGCATATCTTCCCTTCGACCTATTTACGGAAACTATAAAAGAAAAAACAAATTCAGAAAGTTAATAGCAATAGGCATCGAGCGTTATGCTGTTGGAACTCCAATAGGGACTGTTCCGGCCGGAAAGGAAAATACCTCAGACTCCCGTAAATTTGAGAAAGTCCTCTCGTCCTTTACATCACATCAAAAAGCTTATATCAAAAAACCTCAAGGTTGGGATATTGACTTTACAAAAGATGCGTTCGATGCTGAAAAAGTTGAGAAGGTAATAGAAAGTGAGAACTTAGGTATGGCTAAGTCGTTTGTAGCTATACACTTACAGCTTGGTACTGGCGGCAACGGCGGCGCTTTCGCACTTGGCACTGACTTCTCCTCTAGATTTTTATCAATCATTGAAGGTGACGCAAGTATTGCTCGTCGTGGTATTCAGAAGAAAATCATAAAAGAATTTATAGATTTTAATTATGGAAAGCAAGCTGACTATCCTCAACTTAAAGTTACAGGCATTAACGACAAGCTAGGAAAAGAATTTGCAGAGATTGTAAAATCTCTTGCTGAACAAAAATTTATCACCCCAACAACTGAGACAGAAAAATTTCTTCGCAAGAATTATAAAATGAACAAGCTCACCGAAGAGCAAGAAAAAACTTTGCCTGACGTTCGAGAAAAAGAAGCTCCAGCTTTATTTGTTGAAGATATAAAGTCTATAAAGTTTGCAGAGAGTAAGCAAAAAATTGTAGCCAACATTCGCAAGCAGTTAAAGGTAGGCGGTCAAACTGTTCAAGATATTATAGATACTGAATTACAAGCCGTAGCTGATAAAAATATAAAACGTATCAAAGGAACCTTGAACACGACTCCTCAAAGCCAGTGGCTAAGGGTTGCAAGGACTGAGGAGTTTACGGGTTATAAGCAATTGAATGATGCGCTCAAGGAAGCTCTTACTGAAGCCGCATGGTTAGCTATAGATACAGCTAAAAAAGAAGTTCCCGGAAATCCATCCACTAAATTTACTGAGGTCGACAAGTTACTGGCAGCACTTCCTTATAAAACAAAAGAGACTATCAAAACTCAAATAGCTTTAATCGTTGCTTCTCAAGGTGCTGACTTAGAAAAAAATGTTCTCTTCACTTTAAGCAGTTCCGTAAAAATTACCAGTGACGTAAATATTATTGTAAAAGATATGGCAAACGCAGCCAGTGATTATCTTGCAGGTCCTTCGGTAACGGCGGCCGGAAATAATTCTATGGCCATTGTTTATAATGAGGCAAGGTCGGATTATTTTGAGCAAGATGAGATCCTTGAAGAGATAGCCGCTCTAGAGTTCGTTAACCCTGATCCAAAGAGTCCTGTCTGTATTGACTTGGCTGGAACTATTTACGCTAAGGACGACCCTGAAGCGAAGAGATGGGAACCACCATTGCATCACAATTGTAAAAGTATTATTTTACCAATATTTGAGTTAGCGAAAAATCAGAAGATTTCTAAAACCGGATTACAACCATCCAATCCAGAACTTGGAAAATATGCTACACTGAAAACCGGGGGATTTAGATCATGACCACCAAAAAAGATTTTCAATTATCAGAAATAAAATTTGCAGAAGGCGGGGATCCTTCAGGTATCGATTGGGTTCAAATAGTTAGGACCGGAGTTTATCTTCACCCAAAAGCTCCAGAGGGAAAATTTGTAATTTCAGGAATTACTATACAATCCTTAGTGTCCAACTATAATAACAACGTAAGACGCCTTGACAAGGGCGAGGTTGCCTTTGATTTCTCTCACAAAGACGAAGAGGAAGCAAGTGGCTGGATACAAGAAGTCGAGAGCCGTGCGAACTCTAAGGAGCTTTGGGGAAAGGTTGACTGGACTGTAGATGGACGAGAAAAGATAGAAGAAAAAAAGTTTCGTTTCGTTAGCCCTGAAATAAACTTTGACTATATGGATAATGAATCAGGAGTAAATCATGGGCCAACTTTAATGGGAGCCGGTTTGACAAATCGTCCTCACATTAAGAACATGAAGGCTATATTTTCAGAATATAATATTAACCAACCGCAAGGAGTATTTAGTATGACACCAGAAGAAATGATGAGCAAAATTGGAAATTTAGAAGGCAGAGTTACCGAACTAGAAGGTCAGTTAAAAGTTAAATCTGACAACTTCGAAGAGGCGACTAAGGAAAACACAGGTCTTGAGAAGAAGTTCGAAGAGGTTGCTGAGACTAACAAACAGTTATCTGAAAAACTTGTTAAGATCGAAGGTGAAAAAGTTACTGTTCAAAGAGAAGCAAAGTTTACTGAACTTCTTGGCGAAGGTAAAATTTTACCAGCACAAAAAGAATCTTTTATGCAGATGGAATTAAAATTGTCAGAAGCTTTTTTCAAAGATGCTGTCAAATTAAACTTGTCTGAAAAAGGTCATGGACAAACACCTACGGGTGACGGCGAAGGAAATGAAGTTGTTTTAACCGCAGCTGACAAAATTGAAGAAAAAGCCCTAAAGCTTATGGAAGCTGACAAAGGTCTTCAACTTTCTGACGCTTACTCTCAGGTTATGAGAGACGACAAAGTGCTGGCGGCTGAGTATGATAACAGTGCACCAGAAGCAAAAGAGTAACTAAACTGCCGAAAGGCGAGGAGAGATTATGAGTAGTTTAAACGCACCAAGAATCGCCCAAGGCTATAAGGCCGGAGCGGATCTTTCAGCAAAAACGCATTACGCTTTAGCATTTTCAGGTGGAAAACTTGTTGTTGCAGGCGCAGGCGCAGGAATTGGATTTTGTAACAATGCTCCTATCTTAAATGAGATAGTTGAGCTTTCTCAAATTGGTGGTGGAGCTAAAGGTAGAGCTGCCGCTGCTATCACTCAAGGCGCAGCATTGAAAAGTACTTCTACCGGAACACTTACACCCGTTACGGCTGATGGCGACTTAGTAATTGCTATAGCTATGGAAGCCGCAGCGACTACAGACGTTTTTGAAATTATGCCAGTTCTTTACAGACATTTTGTCGCTGCATAATTATTTATTTTAATTTTAATTCGTAAGGAGTACGAACTATGACAACACAAACAAGAGCAATAGTAGACAAGCTGTTGACCGGAGTGTCAAATCAGCTTATTCCAGTAGGCTTTATTGCCGAAATGATTTTACCTATACTTAGAGTTAAGCAGAGAACTGGTAAGATTGGTAAATATGGTAACAACCATTTAAGAATTATCAACTCTCTTCACTCTGGCAAGGGTGGATATCGAGTAGGCGAAGCAGTTGTTCGCTCAAGTGATAGTTATGCAATTCAAAATCATGCTCTAAAAGAGTTTGTTACTCAAGAAGATAAAGACAATGTTGAATTGCCTTTTGATGCTGAGAAAGACACTGTTATAAATTTAACTGTGCCTTTACAACTTGAAAAAGAGTTTGGTCTAGCCAGTGTTTTAGGAAATACTTCTATTATTACTAACAACACTACTTTGTCTGGAACATCTCAATTCAGTGACTATGACGACAGTGATCCTTTAACGGTTACTAAGACAGCTAGACTTGCTGTTAGAAATGCCTGTGGTGTTGCTCCTAACAAAGTAGCTATGGATTACAACGTTGCTGAAACTTTAAGGAATCATCCACAACTTTTAGATAAACTTGGGTATAAATACAACCGATCTGGTGGACTAACAGACGATGAACTTGCGAGAGTTCTTTCTGTTAAAAAAGTTCTTATTTCTGAAGCAATGTATAACTCTGCAAAAGAAGGACAGACAGATGTTCTTTCTCCTGTTTGGGGAAAGCACCTGATTTATATCACTGCTCCTGACTCTGCTCAAGTAAGACAAAAATCACTTGGATACGACCTAGGGCTAACTGGCCGCAAACCTCGCCAAGTACATAAGTCAATGGTAGACGAACCTGTAGGATCTACTAAGATCATGGTATTGGACGACTACGAGCAGCTTTTGACTGACGTAACTTGTGCTTATCTTATCAAGAACTCTATCGCATAGAGCCTCCGACTTTGTGAGATAGCAGGGGGCGTTGAGTTTTAAGCCTGTTCAGCGTCCCTTTTTAAAAAAGGCTTTGGAGATTTTATTATGAATAACGAAAAAAAAGTTTATGTTATAAATTGCAATCTTGACCACAACAAAAAGAAATATGAAAAAGGTTCAGAGATGGAAAACTGCGAACTTGCTCAAAAACTTTTAAAGCTTGGCCACGTTGATCTTAAAGTTCCTGCAAAAAAGGTAACTAAGTAGTGAGCTATGCCACAGAAGATCAAATAAAAAGCGAATTCAAGTCGATCACTTTTAGTGCGACTTCTAAAGTGACCTCTGCGGAGGTCACGCGCTTTCTCGAAGAGGCTGACGCTACTATTGATTCTTACGTTGGAACTATCTACACCGTACCTGTGACGGCTGAAAGAGCTTTGGTAGTTCTCAGGGGTATCGAGATAGATATTGTCTCAACTCGTGTCGCTAAAATTCTTAGAATCAAAACAGCTATGAAGGGTGACATTAAACAAGAGATCCTCGATGGTAGTTCAATGAAATTTGCGATGGCTAGGCTAAAAGATATTCAAGCAGGTAGAGCTACACTGCTAGACGCTGACTTGATTTCAAGTGGAGCCGGTGTTAATTCTTTTATAGAAGATGATAACACTAATGATTACTCTCCGGAGTTCGATGTTGAAAAGGTGCAATGGTAATGAGTTTGCAGCAGACAAAACTTATTCAATATAATTTTGTTAATAACACAGAATTTCAAGGTGTTTTAAAAAGTGCCATTAAGCAGATCGGAAATTTAAAGTGGGCATTACAAAGAATTTCAGAAGACTTCTATATATCTGAAAAAGCTATTTTTCAGCTTAAAAGTCGTGGCGGTTATACTGACCTCGATGACGTCTATGCAAAAAGAAAACAAAAAAAGTTTGGTTTTACTTATCCAATATTAAAAGCTACTGGAAGATTAGAGAAAGCAATAACTTCCAAGAACTCCCCTGACTCTATAAACATCGTAGGCAAGCAAACGCTTATAATTGGTGAAAAAACAGGCTATGGGATTTATCACAATAGTAATAAAACCCCTCGAAAGAAAATTCCACAACGTATGTTTGTATTTATAGGCCCAGAGAGCCGCTGGTTTGCGTCTAAGGATCGCGCGAAGGGTGGAGGGCGACTAACAAGATGGACAGCAACAATTGAAGGCTATATGGAGCGTGTAATGACTTCTAAAGGTTTTCAGTCTCGGAGAAAAAAATGATTTATGATGTAGAACAACTAACTAAAGATTTATTGCAGTTAGTAAAAGATAATCTCAACGCTGAGATAACAAAAATTCAAACAGAAAAAGGTAATGATATTGATATAGAT